GGCCTTGTATCTTACCACTACCTGTAGCTGCTTGCACAGTTATAGCATCTCCTGCTTCTAAATTCAAGCCCTGAGGTGTAGCATTCACTTGGGTCTTAGCTGCTACGTCATCTCTAAAAAATTCATATTCAGTGCTAGAATCTGATGAGTCTACAAAATTCATGTTTACTAGAATGGCTGATGACGCATCATTGTTAGCACAATAAATACTTTTAACTATAATCGTTCCATCTGTAGGGCAAGTAAGAACAGTAGTTTTACCCGTACCAGTTTGTTTAAAACCTTGATTTTGATAATTTATACTCATGATAAAAAGTAATTAAACGCGTCCTGTTCGTTTTTCAAGTCTTGTTGAAAAGAAAAGTTTAATTGATTTTGTAGTGTAGTTAAAGACTCTAGTATTTGTCTTTGGTTTTCTACATCGTATTCTGGTTTTGGTTCAGGTATATAGTTTGTTACTTTAGCCATAAAAGCCTCTTCTAGAGTCTCTTATATCATCTCTAGATGTAAACCCACTAACTCCTACCTTTGGACTTCTAGATGCTCTTTTTTCGGTTGCAAATTGTGCTTGACTAGGTGCCCCTGATAAAGCTGATCTTAACATATCTAAATTTTTCTGTGAAAAAGATTTACCTTCAGCTTTTCTCTTAATTAAATTAGCTAATCTCTTCTCAGCTCTACGTTGTTCTCTTGCAGGTTCAGAATAAAAACCACCTAATGCATTCATTCTATTTAATTGTTGAGGTGTAAAACCTAAAATACCCATAGTTGCAGGTCTGTAAAAATCAGATTGTTTTGGTCTAAATATAGTGTTAATAAGATTGCCTATTATTCCACCCCTATCTATAAAATTTTCTATACCTTTTAAAAAACCTGCTTTCTGTGTAACGTCATCGTCATCTTCTGTTACTACACCTGTAGCACCCACGTCATAACCAAGACCTTGAAGAGAAGGTTCTAATTCTGCAATACCCAGTGTGCCACTTGCAAAGTCAGCTTCTTTAACACGTTGTGCACTTCTATCAAGATCTCTAAAGTCAGCTTCTTGTTGCTTAGCTAAAAATGTAGGAGTATCAAAAACACTTTTAGATGGTTGATTTCTTTCAATTAGTTGTTTTATTAAATCAGTATTTACAATACCCATATTATCTTGAAAAGGTGTAAATTCTTCTAAAGCAGTTTTTACATCCCTAACTTTTAGTGATCCATCGGTATCGATGAATTGTTCTTTCATTTTTCCATCAGCACCTATAAATATCATTATTACCTTCTTCCATCTGGTTGAGCATCTAATCTTAACGTACCATATCTCCAGGTTTCACCTGTACCATCATTCTCTATCTTGACAGATACAAGTCTTCCTCTTGCACGTGTATCTACCTTATCAGTTGTTGACGTAACTGTAAAGGGTCCAAGTGGAGAACTTACAGCCACATCGTCTGGATATGCACTAACTAATAATGTTACTTTAGCATTGCCGGTTTGGTATTTAAAATCAGGTATAAATCGTCTAACAGCCATAAAAAACTCACCATCTCCTCGATAATCTGCAACGCCAGTCTGTTGACCAAGAGCGCTACGTCTAGATGTTATATCCCAATCTCCAGATCGTATAAAGGCAGGAATAGCTGTTGTTGCTGTGCTATTAACCTGGTCTGTTCCTTGCTCATGTTCATAATAAATACTAGCACCATATTTATTTGTGATTCCTAATATGTCAGGAAATACTGGTGTTAGTGTATCATCGTAATCTGTGGCGTATGGATTATCAAATACACTTTGATCTTGATATGTTGTTCTATCTAATGATGATGTTGTCCAACAGTTTTCAGAATAATTATAAGTCACACATCGATCAATCTGATCAGATCCTGATTTAGGATAAAACCAATTAACCTCTGTATATAAATTATTTGCACCTGCAAAAATAACATCTCTTGAATTAAAATTTAATCCAAGATTATCTCCGTCTGTGCTAAATACAAAATCTTCTACAAGTGAAGGTAACGATTTTACTGTACCATCAAATGCAAAAAATCCACCTTGCGATCCCATCCAAAATACAGCTCCGTTAACAAAGGTTGCTGCATGTTGACCAATACATCCACAGTTTGTACCAACTTGTCTAACACTAAATGTAAATGGTGGACCAACAAATTGAATAACGTAAGCAGCCAGATCAGTTATGACAAACACATAATCTTTACCCTGAAGTGCTGCTCTTATTTCGTTTCCTGTATCTAATCTAAATGTACCAGCAGTGTTGGTTGCTGTGGGTGTGTATGTGTCTAAATCTTCTTGATTAGAAAATCTTACAAACATTGGATCCTGAGTTGTTGGATCACCAATAGTTGTCTCTGTTCCAAAATGAAATAGGTGTCTGTCACGATCTGATACTAATGTAAATCTAGTGGCAGTAGGATTGTTACCGGTTGCAAAACCTGACGTAGTTAATGATGCTCTAATTGTTCTTGCATTTGATGCACCGGCATTCCAGGTAAAAGTTTTACCATTAAATATAGTTGCAACTAACACTTGACCAAAGTTATCAAGACTCCAGTTTCCTGGATCTAGGGTCACGTCACTTGTGGCTCTGGCTGTTCCCCATGTAGATGTATTCCAAGTTGATGTTCCCCAACCGTAACCAACAGTTTGAGTCGTTGGTCCCACTTCAACATAAGGATTAACTGTTGCAGCTCCTGCAGCAGTCATACCAGTTCCTCCTTCTGCTCGTGAAGCTTGAATAGTAAATTTATCTATATCAGGTACAGTTAATATTTCGTAAACTTGTTCTAATTCTGCTGCTGTAAAATCTGATGCACCTGTTACGGTTACTGATGAAAGAGTTACATATCTTCCAACGGCTAAACCATGTGAACCTTTATTAATAGTTACAGTTCTAGACGCGTTAACAGTTGTCAAGGTGCATCCAGTAATAGCTGTATCTAAGGGTGTAATATCATAAAAGTCATTACCATAGTAAAGAAATAAACCTTGTGATGTACCTATAGCAGCATATTTTTCACCCGCAAAACTTGAAAATGCAACTTGTGCTCTTGCTGCTCCTGGTAATGTTTTATTAGCCGCAGTTAATTGTAGCCACCCACCTATTTTTTCAGGTAGTCCGTATCTAAATCTTACAAAATCACCATCAGTCCACTGACCTTCGGCCCCTGATTCTGTGTCTTGTTTATTAAATCCTGGCTTGAATTTTAATTTTTGTAGCATATACTAGCTTATATAACACTTATTTAAAATATGAAAGATAGATTATAATGGAAAAAACAGTAAATATCACCAACTTTATTGGTGTGTATGATAATTATATTACTAAAGAAGAATGTAATAAAGCAATTCAACTATATGAAGATCAAAACAAATTTAATAACACAGTTAATAGAATAGGTGGAGAAAATTCCTCTATACTTCAAAAACAAGATCAACAGTTTTTTGCAGCGGGAGGCAACTTAGAAGTATGGTGGGAATCATTAAAACCAATGCTGGTAAATTTTGATTTAGCTTGGAATCATTATGTAAAAAATACAGGGAGTGATGAAGCTTATGGAGTTCCTTTTCATTTTACATGTTTAAAAATTCAAAAAACTTTACCCACAGAAGGTTATCATGTTTGGCATATAGAACATGGCAAAGGATTTTATAATGAACCACGTGCTTTTGTTTTTTCTATATATTTAAATGATGTTGAAGAAGGAGGAGAAACAGAATTTTTACATTTTTCTAAAAGAGTACAACCTAAACAAGGTAGGATAGTTATTTGGCCTGCAGCTTTTCCATATCTACATAGAGGTAATCCACCTTTATCTGGCGAAAAATATATTTTAACGTCTTGGATGTTGTTACGAGGAATATGATGTAGGTCTAGCACCTAATCTAGCAATTTTATCTGCTTCTGATTCAGGGTTTCCTTCACTATCTACAGCGTTATCATTATCCCAATCAGATTGTAATTGAGCTAAGTGAGCTGAATCCCATCTAGTAATAAAATCTTGAAAATCACCTAAATTAGCGTCTTCCCAAGAAGAATGAGGAGTGCTATCTCTGTACTCTACAGTGTCACTTGGATTAGAGGTTCCATATTGAATAGCCCAAATATTACTCCATTTAGCTAATCCCCAAAAATCATTATCATCAATTTGGTATGGAGTGCCAGCGGCATCACCACTTTGTTTAATAATTTTTTTGTCTTCGAATACTACTGTCCATGTTGCTGTTGTTGCCATAATTTCTCCTACGTCTTAATAATATAAATAATTGTTAAATAAGGTTGAACCACTGAAGTTGCACTACCTGTAAATGTTGCACTCATATTGTGTTGGTGTCCTGTACCAGAACCTGTGTTAGCAGTGTTTAAAGTCTCTGTAGATGAACCATCAGTAACTATTCTGATTGATTTTGTAGGTCCACCAAAATTGTTAGCTGCAACCTGGTTAACAGAGTGTGAGTGTGAGGCAAGTTGTGCTTCGGATAAAGTTGCATTCGCTGTAGTTCCACCTACTGTCCCTGAAGCGGCCACTGTATTTGCTCCACCAGTTGATGCTAAAGCTTTAGTTCCCGATTTACCCATTGCAACATTATCTTGCAAGTCAGGTAGATTAAAAGTAGATGCACCATCTCCAGCTCCATAAGTTGTGCCTACGATTGCAAATAATGCAGAATAAGTTGATCTTGAAACTGCTGCACCATTACATTCTAAGAAACCTGTTGGTACTGATGAAGAAGACCACGGCACAATAGTTGCTGTAGGAATTCCTTCGATACCTGTAAGATTTGCTCCGTCGAAATCGTATCTTGTTGCTTCGTAATTTGACATCTATTATTTCTCCTTATACGTCCAACCTGTTGTTGCATCTCCTGAGAAGACTAAACAAAAAGCTGCGCCCTGTGTATTGACTACTAGATCTGATGCTGCATTAGCTATATTAGATCCATTTCTACCAACAGTCAATGCGTTACTATCAAAATCATAACCTTGATCTACAAATGAGACTTCATCTCCAGTAGCCGGTGAGGCAGGTAGCGTGATTGTTACTCCTCCACCATTTGTGTTTACTAAAAGTTGAGCACCAGCTTGAACTGTTTCTGCCGCTGAAACTGCTCTCCAGTTTCTTTGCTCAGATAATTTTACAACATTTGTGCCATCAGAATATAATACATAGTTGTTTCCTTCACATAAAAGAACACCTGTACCTGATGATGTTTTAAAAGTTAAAGTGTTTCCAGCATGGTCGCATGCGTTTTGTACGTTATAAACTTTTTCAATTGAATCTGGAATAGATACTGTTCTGTTTGCTGCTAAAGTCCCTGTTAATTTAATAACATCATTTTTACCATTTGATAAAGCACCGTTAGTAAAAGTTAAAGATCTGTTAGCATTAGTTAAGTTAAAAGTTGTAAAACCACCAATAGCTTGTTCTAGAATTAATAAGTTTGTATTTGTAATTTGACCCCAAGTTCCCGAGTTCTCACCGGTTGCTTGTACTGTAAGTTTTAGGTTAGCAGATGTAGAATTCGCCATTTTTTAATTCCTTATACGTTCATTTTATTAAAAATATGAGTTTCTGTCAAACTCATTATGCAGCCACCTCTTGCCATCCTGGAGGTGTTATAGGCGCTGAACCTGTATTAACTTCGTTCCAAATTAAAGCACTACCAGATCCTTGGTTCATAGTCAAGCCTAAACCTGTAACGGGTACATCAACATGAATTAATATATTAAATGCTGAAGAAAGTCTCGCTTCTGCTGGTAATCCTGTAAGAGGAACTTCTTGACCAGGGACCGCTGTAACTGTCCCTAATCCAGCTGTCATTGCAATTCCTGAAGGAGTTGCACCTGCACCAGCTCGACCTACTAAAGTTCCTAAATTTGCAGTTATTAAGTTTCCAGTTACGCTAGCATCAGGAGCTGGGTCTACAATACCAAGAGTTGCTTGTGCTACGTTTAAAGTATTAAGAGTTAAACTTGCAGATCCGGTAACTGTTTCATTACCTAAAGCTGCTGTCATTGCAATTCCTGTTACGTCTACAAATGCATAAACACCTTCTACGCCCCAAGAATTATCACCCCAACCAAGTCTACCCCAACCTTGTGTATTAAACGCGTCTACAGTTCCAAGACCCATGGACATTGCAATACCTGTAGCCATTGCATCAGGGCCAGCGTCTGCTGTTCCTTCGGCTGCAGTTAATGCATTACCTGTTGGAAATACTTTTGTTTGAATGTCAATGGTTGTAGAACCAAGAGCAGTTGTAATGAGTTGATTATTATTTGTAGACGGACCAGTGGATACGTCAATAGAAATAACAGGAGTTCCTAAAGTAGCTGTAACGGCATCACCAGTAGCTATAAAAGTTCCTGCAATACCCCAACCAAAATCACCCCAGTTGGCTCTACCCCAACCAGTGTTGATTTCACCAACAGTTGTTTCGTCACCTAAAGATGCACTAAGGGCAATACCCGTAACTGTAAATGTCGGGTTAGCTGTATCGTTCCATTGGTTTTGACCCCAAAAGCCAGTACCCCAAGTTCCGGATGCCATAGG